TATAATAGCAATAGAGTTGTTAAGATTCGACTCTATGACCCTGCCACACAACAATGGTGGACAACCGGCACTTCCTGGACTGCGACGGAGACAAGCGCAACATTGACGACGCTGACAGAAAAGACTCTGGTCGAAACTGGTCAGAGTCGTTATTCCGGCGCTGACCCTGGCTGGCCCACGGGAGAATATATCGTTGAGTACGTGGACACCGTGGCTGATCCCGATGAGGTCATTGCCGAGGAGCACACGGTGGCGATTGACTCCAGCGGGACCACGACTTTGCTTTCCCGTGTGGTGGGGACCATTGCCAGCGGAACGCATAACCCGCAAAGCGGGGACGCCTATACAAGATTAGGGGCACCAGTGGGGGCGTCGGTGAGTGCAGATATCGCCGGGGTTAAGTCCGACTCAACAGCAATCCTTGCGGATACCAGCACAGATGGGGTTGTCGTGGCCGCCGGTAGCAAGTCAGGGTACTCTCTTGCCGGGGATCAATCCGGGGTGACGGTGGGCACTGTTAATGCTCTCGGCACTCAGGCCAAGGCGGATGTCAATGCCGAGGCAGATACTGCACTGGCTGATTATGATGCTCCGACCAACGCAGAGATGACGGCCCGGACGCTCGCTGCGGCTGATTACGGTACGTCCTCCGCCATTGCTGCCGTTGCTGGTTACGTTGACACAGAAATTACCACGATCATTAACCACCTGACGGACATAAAAGGCGCGGGGTGGACCAATGAGAATCTGGTCACTGTTGATGGGCTGATTGATACGGCTTTGGCTCGGCTTACATCTGCGCGGGCTGGATATCTGGACAAGCTGAATGTGAGTGGCACCCTTGCTCACAGTGACGCTGCAGATACTTATAAGGCTGATGTATCGGGTCTTATGCTGGATGCAAGCTATACTGCGCCAGATAACGCGGGAGTGGCTGCTATTAAAGCTAAAACTGATAATTTGCCCAGCGATCCAGCCGACCAAAGTTTGTTAGAAACAGCAATTACTAATGCAACCACAAATCTTAGTACACTTACTGCCCAACAAGTCTGGGAACATGTCACAAGATCATTGACTGATAAGGACGATTTTACATTAACAACGGATTATGATGCGGCAAAAACCGCGGGCAGTCAAACTTCTATTAATAGTATTCTAACTGTCATAAATAAAATTGATACTATGTTAGAACTCGATGGTGCATTATATAGATTCACAATAAATGCGCTTGAACAGGCAGAGAAAGACTGGTCGACAGACGAAAAAACAACAATTAAAGCAATTCTTGGTGTTCCTGATAATGGAACAATCCCAGAAGAGCCGGTTGCAGGTGCACTAAAAACAATACCAACTAAGGTATGGGGATACTCAGGTTAATATATGACTACTGCATGGCAATTCTTACAATCATTAGACCCTCCGTTTACTGGCACAGCATGGAATTTTCTAAATGAAAAATCTACTGTTACTACGGGAACAGCATGGGAAAGATTTCTTGGGTTATCCACTGCTACGGGACAAGTAACTGCTAATCAACTTGCAACTGCTATTCGTACAGAATTAACACCAGAATTGGCAATGATTGATGCTCCGATTAGTACACGATTATCGGAAATTAATTATGTTGAACCGGATAATAATGCAATTGCAAATATTCCGTCTGCTATTCGTACAGAATTAACACCAGAACTTTCTTTATTAGATGCCGCAATCAGTTCTCGACTTGCTGGTAGCGTTTATATTCAACCGGATAACACAAGTATAACAGCAATTAAAGCAAAAACAGATTCATTATCTTTTAATGTTAATAATGATATTAAAGCAACTCTTGATGGTGAATCGGTTTCGGTGGGTAATAAAACTGGATTCAGTTTGACAACAGATTATGATGCGGCTAAGAATGCTGCATCCCAGGTAAGTGTTGACAATATTGTAGTTGATGTTACTGTACCTACAGCAGATGAAATAGCAGATAAAGTTTGGCGGTACGTGCGATAATGGACGCATGGGAAACACTTCTAAAAAATAGTAGAATAGCGATTGGTGATGCATGGGAACATTTTGCATCATTATATAAAACAGGACCACACGACGCATTAATCTATTTACGAAACGATCCAATGATTGAAAAAAAATTATATTTCATACAAAATTCACCAGTAACAATAGATATAGCATTGTCTGATAGTTTAGGAAAAGATTTTGACCTAACAGATCACACCGCAACTCTATATATATCAAAATTTTTCGGCTTGAAAGAAATACTCTCTATTCCATTACTTATACCGCTCGATGAATTTGGTATACCAACTGGTATTTTACAAATAGACATTGATAAAGAAACTGCATTGCAACTTATACCAGGTACATTTCAATATTCAATATTCTTAAATCCACCTGTAGATGATTCTTATCAAATCATCACGGGTCAAGTAATTATTTCACCAACAGTTTATACTACAATTCCCGACTTATAGGAATCATAATGGCAAGTCCCAGAACAAGAAATGAACATAAACAATATTGTCTTCGATCTTTAGGACATCCAGTAATTCAAATCAATGTTGCAGATGAGCAATTAGAAGATAGAATTGATGAATCTCTGGAACACATGCGGCTTTATCATTGGGAAGGTATAGAAAGAATATATTATAAACACTTAATCACTGAAGAAGATGTTACAAATGGATTCATTGATTTACCAGAACACATCTATGGTGTTAAAAGATTAATTCCTATAAGACAAGGATCATCCGGTACTAATCTATTTGATGTTCAGTACCAACTAAAATTAACTGATATATATGAGCTTAACAATGCTAATCTGATAACATATACAAGTACAATGTCATATATGGCACTGTTAGACCAGATGTTAAATGGATATCCGAGTTTTGAATTTAGTAAGTTAAGTGGTAGATTATTTTTTGAGATGGGAACAACAAAACTTACAGTGGGTCACTATATAATCATAGAAGCTTATATTGCAATAGATGAATCAGGAAAAACAAATGGTCGATTCTGGGGCGATAATTGGTTTCTATCTTTCACGGAAGCCCTTATCAAGAAACAGTGGGGTTCAAATCTGAAAAAATATTCCGGTCTTCAGTTACCTGGTGGTGTTACAATTGATGGCACATCATTGTATAATGAAGCTATTCAAGAACTTAAAGACTTGAAGGACGAATTGATGAATAAATCTGCTCCATTAGCTATGGTAATTGGATAGTGGCTACTAATCCTTTCTTTACTGCCACCACGGGCACACAAGGTTCAATCAATGAGCAATCGCTATTGGCTGAATTGATAGAAGAATCTATTCAAATCTGGGGGCAAAACTTCTATTATATTCCCAGACAACTTGTGGCAAAAGATGAAATTCTCGGCGAAGATAGGCTTAGTAGATTCAAAGATGCTTATCCTATTGAATTGTATGTAGAGACACATGATGGATTTATCGGACAAAATGAGTTTGTCAGTAAATTTGGTCTTTATGTAGAAGCAGCAATTCAGGTTACAATGTCTGCTAAACGATGGCATGAACTAATCGGACATTTCGGTAATTCTCTCTTGCAAGTTAGACCAGCAGAGGGTGATTTACTCTATTATCCTGTGATGAAAAAATTATTTGAGATTAAATGGGTTGATAAAAATACAAACTTCTTTCAGTTAGGAAGTTTGCCAATGTTCAAGATGACAATTGAATTGTTTCAGTATAGTTCAGAGAGGATTGAAACTGGAATTCCTGCTATTGATGCTTTCCAATCATTAAAATCATTCGATACTGCGGTTAATGAACCAGGTGTTGATAATACAGTCAATTATGGCAACAACAACAAATTCATAGAAGAATCAGAAAATATTATCTGGGATGAAAATAATCCCTTTAATGAGTAATCATGTTTGAAAATACATTCTATCATAAAACAATTAGATCATCCATCGTTGCGTTTGGTTCGCTTTTCACCAAAATTACTTTTCAGAGAAAGAATTCTGATGAAGAAATAGAACAGATCATCAAAGTACCCATCCAATATTCAGCAAAAGAAAAATGGGTACAGATTATAGACCAGAATCCAGAAGGCAATACTGGTGTTTATACTTCTCTACCCAAAATGGGGTTTGAAATCCAGTCATATTCTTATGATGCTACCAGAAAATTAAGCAGACAACAAAAAATTTCTTGTGAAACTGTAAATGACACAATTAGAAGTAATACGTTCACTCCTGTTCCATATAACATTGATATATCATTATATTTTGCAACTAAAACCCAGGAGGATGCGCTGCAAATTTTAGAGCAAATTTTACCACATTTTTCTCCAGAACATACACTAATAGTCAATGCAATATCAGGAATGAATATTGTTCAGCACGTTCCGGTAATTCTAAATTCTGTTAGTGTAGAGGATAACTATGAGGGATCATTTGAAGATAGACGATTCATCATTCATACGTTATCATTCACAATGAAAATCAATCTCTATAGTGAAATAAGCAATACCGGTCTAATTAAACACGTTGATGCAAATATACCAAATTTGTCTACCAGGTATGAAGCAGAACAAGAAACCAGAGACTCAGAAATAATCGAATCCTGGATTGAATATTTCTAATAATATATTATGAATAACTTAATTACAAGTTATCGTGGTATCTCAAATATCAAACCAGTTGGTATACCACATTCTTTTACAGAACATGAAATCAAAGAATATATCAAATGCCGTGATGATATTTGTTATTTCATATCTAATTATTGCAAAATTATATCATTAGATCATGGATTAGTAAATTTTTCCTTATATGATTATCAGAAAAGAATGCTGGATGTGATGCACAACAATAGAATGAGTATATTCATGGTTCCCAGACAGATGGGAAAAACTATCACTGTTGCTGGTTACATTCTCCATTACACACTTTTCAATGATAACAAATCAGTGGCATTACTGGCAAATAAAGCTGCCGGTGCAAGAGAGATTCTTTCTCGATATAAATTGGCGTATGAAGAATTGCCCAATTTCTTACAGCATGGAGTGAAAGAATGGAACAAGGGTTCTGTAGTTCTTGAGAATAATTCTACTGTATATACTGGAGCAACAACAACAAGTGGACTAAGGGGACGATCAATAGGATTATTATATATTGATGAAACCGCAGATATTCCAAACACAATAGCAGACGAATTTTTTACTGCAACATATCCCACAATATCCTCTGGTAAAACAACAAAAATCATTCTAACATCTACTCCAATTGGTTTAAACCATTTTTGGAAATTCTGGACGGACGCTGAACATGGTAATAATGATTTCGTCCCATGCAGAGCATATTATAACGAACATCCAGACAGAGACGAAGAATGGGCAGAAGAACAGAGACGATTACTGGGTAATCTTAAATTTAACCAAGAAATCGCATGTGAATTTCTTGGCAGTTCTGGTACACTTCTAAGTGCTGATGCGCTAAGAAAGTTAGTTGTACATAAACCAATTAGTGAATATAATAATATTTCTATATATGAGGATGTAGTACAGGATGGAGCT